GGGCTTTGAGCCTTATTACGTGCAACGGTCCCGATCTGATGAACGTCATGGACGCCAAGGATCTAGAGCATATTACTGGAATAAAGATCTTCAGACTACACCTGAAGAATTTAGACCCACTGATCGTAATATCCTAGCATTTGTTGATGTAGACCAATACATTGACATGCCTTATTTGCTTTGCCAAGAGTTCAAGCCTTGCTTAGTATACACATTCCAACCTACTGAAGTAGCGTCAGTAGAGCCAGAGTATTCTTTCACGTTTGACAACCAAAATGTGGTGGAATACCGAGTCTCTGGGGGGGCCCATTATACCCACCAAGTTTGGAACTTTTCCGGTGACAACCTCATGGTTGTTAACCGTATTTTCGGTGTCCCGATGACGACGGCTACCTATCTTATTGACAGGCGCACAACGTCCCGACACCATGACTTGATCCTCTTGACTCCAGTTAAGAAATGGTCAGGATTCCCAGCCATTGTTGCTTCTATTTTGAACGGCAATGAGCTAATCCGGCTCAACATCGCCGTTGGAGACTACATTCGTATGAAAGTCCAAGCAGATGCAGGTTTGACCATGTCTACCGCCAAAGCGGGCTCTTATGCCTGTGCTAATGTGAGTATCGTTGCTGATGAAGCTATTGCTTCAGTGGCACGAGTTTCCAAATTGGATCTCACCTTGCCCCAAGTCGTGAAACAACTCACCGACTCTGGTCATACGGACGTCCCTACGTCCGACGCCCTCGTTTTGCTTGAGTTCCACAGATCAACAGAGCGAACAAAGGAACCATTTGTTTATCCAATCAAATATTCCATCAAGCATTACACTTTCCATGGCATCCAAGTAGCCGAAAGTAACCATGCTGTAATTCCATTCATGCCACCCATGATGGTCGATACCTACTCCCCAACCAATGGGGCAGCTAATGAACTTCGAGGAATCACTAGCCGCATTACGGATATCAAGAAATTGGACGTCATTATGACTCCATTTTTGAACCGGGTAATCTCAGAATTTAATGAGTGCCTGATTCCACGACCACATATGATGCATCCTGCTGAGTATGATGAAGTCTACGCCAGGCAAAACAGGCCTGCGCAGAGGAGAATCCTCATCACTGGCGAGACAACCAACCCAGTGCGCAACGTACAATCGTTTGTAAAGAAGGAAACCTATGAGTCACCTAATGACCCTCGAGTCATCACAACTATCAACGCTAATGATAAGTTAGAGTACTCAAGGTATGTTTACCCTATGGCAGAGTTATACGCTGTGCAATCATGGTACGCATTCTCCAAAACTCCTAAAGTCATTGCCGAACATGCTGCCAGAGCTTGCCAAATGACGACGTCCCATATGGACCTAGGAGATTTTTCCCGCATGGATGGCCACTGCAATGAGATCGACAGAAC